ACCATATAAACTTTAGTATGAGAAGCAAAAGAAACAAAATCTCCAGCTTTTAAAGTTCCTGTCATACCATCAACATCTATTGTTGTATCTCCGACTGCGTGAACACCATTTACAAGAACAGTACCACTTACATTACCTCTAGCGTCTTCTACTTCAGGTGGGATTATTGTGAAGTTTTCTTTACCTGATCTTTGTTTCATTATAAATGCCATTAACTCTCCATAAACATCTGATCTACTTCCTGTAACTATACGAACTGTGAACGCAAATCTTTGGTTATCTATTTGTCTTGCAAGTTTCTTACCTGATACAGATTTAGATATAATAGTATTTTGAATAGACTTTATTCCTAAAGTATCAAATTTAGAAGTAGATATTGGAAAAGCACCAGCCATTATATTAAACTCTCCCTACCTCTTTCATTAACTGCATTGTTGATTAATTGAGTTATAGCACCTCTTGATCTGACTAATAATTCTTCAAATCCTGAAGCATCAACTGTATTAATATTAAAATTAACTGTTGCACCTTGCGATGACGTGCCTCTAGCATTTTGTTGTATTTGTCCTGTTGAATTAGGAACGAATAATTCTGCACCTCTCTCTCCAATAATCGTTGGCTGTCCTTTTCTAACAGACCCACCACTTGAAAACATTTTTAAAGGATTGCTATTTGCATTTGGACTTCCACCACCACCACCAAGAGCATTTAAAATCATTTGTAAAGCAATCTGTCTTTTAAGATTAGTATTTTGTTTTCTGATTAAATTATCTTTTTCTACTTCTTGGTCTTTATTATCTTTACCAAGAATTTTTTGTATTCCTAATAAAACTATGTATTCTATTTGTTGTGCTATTATATTAACTAATACTTGTTGTGCTATTTGTTTCATTGTTTTTGCAAAGTCTTTCCCCATTACAAGAGTTTCTGCCATTGCTCTAGACATTTTTTGTACGGATTGCACAACTCCATCTGCGATAATTTTATGAATACTTGCAAATTTTTCTTTCAATTCTTCAACTCTTTTATTAACATTTCCTCTTAATTCTTCTCCTATTTTTTGAAATATATTTTTTTGTTTTATAACTTCTTCTGTCGCTTCTTCTAATTTACCTTTGTTAATATCAATTTCAGGAACTTTAATAGGTATGTTCAATAAATCTCTTAACTTAACATATAAATCAAAAGAGATACTTATGGCTCTATTTAATTTTTCTAACAGCTTTGTTATACCACGAACTACAAATGCTAACGCTTCTCCTAAAGCTATGATTACAGGGTCTAACGCTTTTAAAGTTTCTGCAAGTGTATTGTTCATGTCTGTTAAAGCACCACTAAAACCAGCTTGGCCTATGTCATCTAAAGCACCTCTAAAAGCAATTCCTAAATTTGAAGATGAAGTTGATAAGTTATCTAATTTTTGTTGTGTAGCACCAGCAAATGCTTTATCGAAACCTACTTCTAATGCAGTTAATATTTTTCTAGCACCCTCTGTTGATTGACCAAATTTAGCAATTTCTAATCTAGTAATTCCTAATTGTTCTTCTAATATTTTAAATACAGGAACACCTCTATCAGCAATTTGGTTAAGTTCTTCTAAACCTAGACCACCTTGAACACCTCTAGAGAAAACTCTAGTCATAGAATCTAAAGTACCTATTTGATCAGTTGTAACTGCGGCTGTATCAGTGAACACTCTTAAAAGTTTTTCAGTAGGGTCAATACCTGACGCTTTCAATGTTATAAATGAAGTTGTTAATTGTTCTACGCTGAATTGAGATTTCAAAGCAAAATTTGTTATAAAGTCAAATGCTTTAGCACCCTCTTTAACACCACCTGTAACTGAAGAAAGTGAATCTCTTAAATCTTCAAAGTTTGAACCAACATTTGCTATTCCTCTTAAAGCAACAGCACCACCTAAACCTATAAACGCACCTTTTAAACTGAATACAGCATTTTTAATTGAAGCAAGTCCACCTTTAACAGATCGTAATGCACCTTTTGTTTTATCTTGTGCTAATATGTTAATTTTTAAATTTGCCATTATCTATGTTTGCTCTTTGTTATTTCTGCCTGTGTTTCCTCTTGTTCTAAAAGCATAAATCCTAACCAATGATTATACTCCCAAACTTCCATTTTGAGAAGTTCAGATAAAGTTATTTTTAGCCTATCTGCAACGATAAGTAAATTTTTTAATTCTATGTTATTTTTGAGTTTTTTTTTACTTGGTCTGGAGTGATAGCTTGTACCATAGCTGACGATATTCTCGAAAGAACGTCAGAATCTACTTTATACATCAATGCTAGTTTATCTTCTGCTTTAAACACTTTCTTGCCATCTTTATCTAAAGATTTCATAACAACAATGTCTGCAAGAATACTTACATCATTCAAGTTATCAGACTTTTTGAATAAAGTATTTTTTTCAGATAAGTTTATAGGATTCCAATACAATATTGTTGTATTTCCATTTTCGTCTTTCCATTCAGGTACTTCAATAGATTGTACACCCAAAGATTCAAAATGCGTTTTCGCAATATCAATAACTGACATAAATTAGATTATACAGTTCCTATTGTAAGTGCACCTGTTCCTTGAAAAGTTACGTTTCTAGAAATTACTGCGTCCATTGAGTTTGTAACTGACATTCCTGTAACTACCCCTGTTCCTGAAAAACTTCTGTCGCCACTTGCATTACCCTCTGGTAATAAAATAAATGCGATTGAAGCACCAGCAATTAAAGTTGTTTGTGGGCTATCAGTTTCATCAAAGTTCATTTCTAATGTTCCAGAGAATGAAGTTCTTCCTGCTAAAAACGATTTAGTAGCATCTGTCAAAGCTGTATCTTCAACTACGTCTGCTGAAGTTTCTAGTGTAAAGCCTGTTAGTTCCCCAACTGCTGATCCACCAGCTGTTACAACTCCTTCTTTTCCGTGATGTGTTGCCATTTTGTTTCCTTTTTACTTTTAGATTGTTGTTGTTTAGTTTGCTTATACCCTAGACTTAAAAAATGTTCAAGATTAGATTCATTAATAATTATCTCTGAATTATCTTTGTATAATTTAATGTCTTTAGCCATAAGTCCTTTTATTCTTTTTCTTCATCTTCGTCAAGATCATTGAACTCGTCAAGTTCAGGAAATTTCTCTATATCTTCGTCACTTTCATCTTCTTTAAAGTTGTCTATTTTTCCTCTTGCGTCCATACATAATAAAGATATTTCATCTACTAATTTTTCTATATTATCTATCTTTTGTTCTAATTGATCTATTACTTTATTTGCTTTAGCCATTATGGTGTACCTGATTGATATTCATACATACATCTAATCGTCATTCTTATTCCACCAACAGGAAACAAACTACCCTCGTCAGTTTCTACTTGAATGACTTCTGTATCTAATGCGTTACTGTTTCTTGTAGGGTCTGTTTCTAAAGCTGTTTCAATAGCAGTGATTAATTGATTTCTTGCTGTATCAATATTTGATTCTGCACCTTTAACAAAACCTAGTACAACAAAATCAATCGTACCTATTCTTGTTTTAGCACCACTACCCATCTCTGAATCATCTCTGTTTTCTTCAGACGTTTGAACTATTACTGCTGGATATTGTTGTGCAGATAGTTCGTCAATAATAAAAGGTTGTCTTGTTGCTTTTTTAATTGTTATAGGGCTAGAGATACCTGATATAGTAGATAATAAATTACTAGCGATATTTTCTCTGACACTCATATTCTTGCTCTCTTTAATTCTTTTTCAATAAATTGATTGAATGATTTGTTTATAATCTTTTCTGTTCTATTATTAAAGCCAAAAAATTGTCTTTTAGGGCTATTAATTACTTGATTCCATAATGCTTTATTTCTTTCTTCTGCTCTAGCAAAACCAAGTGTAATTTTATGTTTTCCTGTTTTAGTCATTGCTTGATTTGGTGTTAAAGCACCTAACATCTTTCCTGAATACCATAAATCAACATTAGTTTCTTTTCCCTCTTTTTGTAATCTTTTTAAATATCCCTCACTATAAGGTGCAAAAGGTTTGCTATTAAAATCAATACCTTTTTGTGTTTTAGTTCTGATTATATCTAATAATTGGAAACCAGCTTGTTGAACACCTTTATCTATTGCTCTTTCTAATGCACTTTCAAATTTATTAACTTTTCTAATTACTTCTTTAGAATTAGTTTGAGTTTTAATTTTTATACCTTTTGCAAACTCTCCTAAACCTCTTTTTATTCTATTTACTTCGCCTTGTGGTATTTCTGCTTGTTTAGTATCGTTTGAGATAAGTTTTCTGATACCAATAGAAGTTGCAACTCTTTTAAGAATTAATGGTACAGCCATTATCTAACTAATCTTCTGAATCCATGTAAAGGCTCTCTTTCATTAGATACAATAGTGCCATCTGCATCTACATCATATTCTACGCCATCTTCCAATATCATTCTCCATTCGACATTGTATTGGCTCATATAATATTCTGCCATTCTTTCAAATCTGTCTTTTTCTGTTTCAGGTCTGAATTTAGTTAATGCTGGTAAATAGAATCTTCCAAGAAATAGATAAACACCAGCACGTTCAAACTGATCTAAATTAACTTTTGTATTAACCATTTCTGCTGTGTTAAGTACTGTAATATCTGTAAATATATTTGTTTTATAAACAGGCCACCACTCAACTCTTAATGCTCTTAAAATATCATTTGTAGTTTGTGCAAGGAAATTAACAACTTCAGTTGAATTATTTGCTAGACCAAAATCAAAAGTATCTGGTTGATATTTAGTTACATCACTTGCAGTTATTACATCAGCACCTGTATAATTAGCCATAATTTACTTCCAAATTAAATAAACAATTAACAAAGCTAAAGGTATTGAATACATTGGATTAGCTTTTGCTTTTATCCAAATCCATTTAACTTTCTTTTTGCCTTTAAGCCATAACCATTGATTCATTTCTTTTTCCTCGTTTTTCTTTTCTTTTTAAGAGGTATTACTTTTGATTCATTTTCAAAAGTTTGATCTACTTCTTTAATATTTTCTTTTACATTATCTGAGGCAACTTTGAAACCTCTAAAATCATACATAGATTTATTTGTTTCGTAATCTAATTCACTTCTAGTAATTGTTTTATTACCTCTTGTTAGGGTAATCATTTTTTCATTTGATAATACTAATTTAACCATTTTATTCTCCTATTTGGTTTGATGTAAGGGGGATTTCTCCCCCTCACAAAGTATCCTACTATTGGATAGATGAATCGTAATGTAACTCAACACCATATGAATCATGGATTTCTCCAACACCATATACTGAAGTTGCTACAATCTCGTCTGCTCTAAGAGAAGCATCTCTTTGAGTTTCGATTTTCACATCTTGCATCATAGCGATTGCTAGTGCATCTCTGTGGAACGCACCACCTTTGTAATCACCAGCATTACCAGTATTAGCAATATTTGAAGTTTCAAATATTCTTAAACCAGCAAGTGTACCTACAAAACCACTTCTTAATGCTTCGTTTGAAGTTTCAGTATCTAAACCAGCAAAAGTATTAGTTAAGCCCTTTTTTAGATCGAAAGCGATTTTAGGGTGTAGTACAACTGCACACTCGTTTGCAGATAAAGCAGATGCTCTTAAAGTTGAAAGAGCATTGAATATATCTGCTGGTGCGATTGCCGCTGAACCATCTCCAGCCGCAACACTAAAGCCATCGAACAATGCAGTTAAATCTGCGTCTTGTTTTCTTGCAAGTGCTTCGCCAAATAATTTACCAATATCTGCCGCAACATTTCTTGGTGCAGAGTTTCTTGCTAAATCAGTTAGAGTAGTCATAACACCAACCTCTGATGCAGTAATAGATACTGAACTAGGGTTGATTGCTGTGTTTGAAAGATCAGTTGCGTCTGCTACTGCGGCCGCACTTACTTGTGCATAGACAGGAACTTCTACAACTTTTCCACCACCAGAGATAGAATAGTTTTTAACTAGGTTTCTCATAATGGATTTTTCTGAAGCTACAAATTGTGCTTCTGCAACAATTTCAGTGTAT